AGCGCCAAGGTGGCCATACAGCGTCGTCGTTGCTTGGAGAAGGCGAGGGCGAATAGGAAAACCTGGTTCTCTCGTACTATGCTTCGTAATGGATTTGTTAAGATTTATGATGAGGATGAATATTAATGTCAGTCGCTAGACAAGCCATTGCCCGTAGGCGGCGGGCCAAGATCGACCCGCGCTACCAGGGCCAGAGAGGCCGGGATGCCGTGAGGCAGAAAGAAAAGGAAACGGCCAAGGTGATGCGTGAGCAGATCAGGCGGATGCGGGCGAAGAGGAAATAGAGGAGGCCGTGTAATGGAAGGTGATGCTACCGAATTAAGGCTGGGTCAGATTTGTGCTGGCTTGAGCGAGATGGAGTATTCAAACCTGATGGCATTTGCCAAGGCCGTGACCAGCAAATTGATGAAGGCCTCCGGCCCCATGGCGGCTCCTGCGATGGCCGATGCCTTGTATGAAGCCGCCTGCCAACTCTTGGAGGATGGTTATGAGTGATGATCTAAGCCTCAGGAAGTGGGCCATCGAGCAAGCAATTGAAACGCTTGGCGGTCGAGAGGTGGCAATCGGTGGGGGGAAGATGGGCATATCGGCGGGGCATATCGAGAGTTTCGCCTTGAGCTATCTCCAGTGGGTCAAGGGGGACCCGAAGCAGGGGAAGAAAAATGGCTGAGATAATTACCACGGTGCAGGTCGAGAGCCCCTATCCAGTCAGGGAGGTGATATTGGGTCCTCATGATTTTTTGCATTATCCACGCCTGGACATAAAGAGGATGCTGGTTCTCCGGACCCTTCATGATTGCGGCGGAGAGCCTAATTATGCGGGGGTGTGGCCGCTGTTGGGGCTTTTGGTGCTGATTATAGTAGTGGGGGGTTTGGCCCTGATTTATTCAAATGTCTCTAGTTGATTGCTTTTTGTTCTTTGAATGTATATAGTACGCCGATGAAGATGACCACAAAAGACGTTGAGGGCTATCTGAAAAGCCTTATGGGCTTACACCCCGACACGACGGTTGTGGTGGAGGAAATGCCCGATCGTTGTGCCACCGTCATCAGCATTGAAGAGCAGGGCAAGCGGATAGCGGCGTTGGTCAAGCAAAGCGATATTGAGGACAATGCCCATAGGGCTTATTCCAAGGCAGCGGAAGCGATGTCTCAGAATATAATGGGGGTTGACCCTGCCGCCGCGTCGTCTGACGACACCGCGACCTTGAGCATATACCAGGGGGACCCTTGGACCATAACCGGCTTGAGCGCCCCCACCACCACCTTTTCCTCCGCAGCGTCGGGGACCTATTTTCACGGCACCGACACCGATGGTGAAGATCAATTCGAGATGAATGGCCGGTCTATTTCCGGCAAGATTAGGCGGGTGTTGAAGTCGGGGGAAATGGCGGCAATTGTTGGGCAGGAACTTAATGATACGGCGATCGTGCGGATCGCCAGGGAAATCGTCCGGGTTATCCGGGAGGTAGATGACGATACTTTTGAAAAGGCCGATGTCAATCCAGAGTATCACCGAGAGAACTTTATCAAGGTGATTGATGCAGTAATGAGGGAATTATGACACCGCAACAATTTCGAGCATTGGAATTTATCAAATCATACTGGGAGGATAACGGCTACGCCCCGTCCTATGACAACATCAAGGATGGGCTCGGCGCTAAATCGAAATCCAGTATTTCGGCGCTTCTCGAACGATTGGAACAAAGAGGATATATTACGAGAACGCCTCGCAACGCGAGAAGTATCCGCGTGACTAAAATCGGGAATGCTGCTACAAAGGATGGTGCTGGGGCCTCGGAGGAGGAAGGCACAAGTGCCGACCCCCCTTGGGGTTCGCCCAGCCCTCCCTAAGGCATCCACACCGGGCCTCCCGGCCCTTGATGCCTTTTCACTTGCCCCGGAGTAAAATCCGGGGCATCTTTTGTTCATGTTGCGTTCCGAGTTGCAGGGCTACATTGCGCGGATACATGAACTCCCGCCCGATGAGCAGCGAGAAATCCTTACGCTTCTCCAGGAGCATGAGGCCGCCATCAAGAGATCGGCGGCGCAGGATGATTTCATCGCTTTCGTCAAGGCCGTTTGGCCTCAGTTCGTTGAGGGCTACCATCATCGGATAATGGCCAATGCGTTTGAGAGGGTGGCCAGGGGTGAACTCAAGCGCATTATCATCAACATGCCCCCACGATTTACCAAATCCGAGTTCGCCTCTCATATGCTCCCGGCATGGTATCTCGGGAAATTTCCTGACAAATATGTAATCCAATCCTCGAACACCGCCGATCTGGCGGTGGATTTCGGTCGCAAGGTTCGCAATACACTTGGCACCCCGGAATACCAAAAGGTGTTCCCAGGGGTTTTGGTCGATCCGAATATCGCCGCCGCCGGTAAATGGCAGACCACCAGCAGGGGAGAATATTTTGCCATCGGCGTTGGCGGCACCCTGACCGGTCGCGGTGGGGATTTAATTATTGTGGACGATCCACATTCGGAACAAGAGGCCAAGCAGGCCGAGCATCGCCCTGAAATCTACGATCAGGTTTACGAATGGTACACCTCCGGGCCGCGCCAGCGTGTCCAGCCCGGCGCGGCCATTGTCATCGTCATGACCCGATGGTCCAAGCGAGACCTCACCGGCAGGTGCATCAAGGCCTCTATCGAACGTGAGCTTACCGATGAGTGGGAGGTGATCGAACTCCCGGCGCTCTTGCCGTCCGGCAAGTCCCTGTGGCCGGAATACTGGAAGACCGAGGAATTGGAGGCAATGAAGGAGGAACTCCCGGTTTCCAAGTGGATGGCCCAGTATCAGCAAAATCCCACGGCGGAAGAGGGGGCCCTGGTCAAGAGGGATTGGTGGAAGATGTGGGATAAGCCTGATCCTCCCGAATGTGAGTGGATCATCCAATCTTGGGACACGGCCTTCCTCAAGACTGAACGAGCAGATTTCAGCGCCTGCACCACTTGGGGGGTGTTCTTTCATGAAGATCGAGATAGCGGGGCGACGATCCCAAACTTGATCCTTCTCGATGCCTTCAGGAAGCGTATGGAATTTCCCGAACTCAAGCGGGTGGCCCATGAGACTTATAAGAGTTGGACCCCCGACGCTTTCATAGTCGAGAAAAAAGCCAGCGGTGCGCCGTTGATCTTCGAGCTTCGCGCCATGGGCATCCCGGTGGCCGAGTTCACCCCGTCCAGAGGCAACGATAAGATCGCCCGCGTGAATGCGGTTGCCGATTTGTTCTCATCTGGTATGGTGTGGGCACCCGATCGGCGGTGGGCTGAAGAGGTTATCGAGGAATTTGCTGAGTTTCCAGCGGGTGAGTACGATGATTTGGTTGACAGTTCCACCCAGGCGCTTCTCCGTTTCCGTCAAGGGGGTTTCGTCAGGACCACCCTCGATGAAGAAGAAGACACGGTGAGGACGTTGCCCTTGAGCAGAGAGGGACCCTATTAATGGTAAGACGGCCTACGCTGATTGATGGGGGGATAAGCCCATCCCCAATCGAAGACGAAGGAAATCCAGTCGAGATCGCGGTTGCCAACCCTGATGCTCTTGAGCTTGAGGAAGGCGAGGCCACGGCCACCGAAACGGATGATGGCGGGGTGGTGCTCGACTTTGCCCCCCAGGAAGATGCCGCCGAGGAGGCTCCTCACAATGCCAACCTTGCTGATTTCGTGGAGGATGGTGAGCTTGTCAAGCTGGGGTCCGAACTCGTTCAGGCATATAAGGATGATGAGAGATCGCGTGACCCGTGGGAGAAGGCCTATAGTAAGGGCATCCAGCTTCTCGGGCTGAAGATTGAGGAGCGCACCCAGCCCTGGACCGGCGCGTCCGGAGTTTTCCATCCCATCCTCACCGAGGCGGTGATCCGTTTCCAGGCCGACGCCATGATGGAAACCTTCCCTGCTAGTGGGCCAGTGTTGACCAGGATCGTCGGCACCGAGACGCCGGATAAGGTCAAGCAGGCCCGTCGTGTCAAGAACGACATGAATTATCAGATCACCGAGAACATGCCGGAATACCGGCAGGAGCATGAAAGGCTTCTGTTTAATCTTCCTCTCGCCGGGTCGGCTTTCAAGAAAGTCTATTTCGATTATCAGCTAGGCCGCCCCACGGCGGTCTTCGTTCCCGCCGAGGATTTCGTTATCGCCTATGGGGCTTCTGATCTTCAGGCTTGTCCTCGTTATACCCACGTCCTCAGGCTCTATAAGAACGATCTCCTGAAGGCCCAGAAGTCCGGCCAGTATCTCGATATCGATGTGCCGGAGCCGGTTGTCACCTATTCCGACATGGAAAAGAAGAAGCAGGAGACCGAAGGCTATAACCCGACCGTCAGCAAGGATGATAGGTACACCCTGCTTGAGATGCACGTCGATTTTGATCTGCCTGGGTTCGAGGATAAGGACGATGACGGCGAGGACAGCGAGATCGGCCTGCCCTACATCATCACCATCGATAGGGACAGCAACAAGGTCCTGTCGATCTACCGAAATTGGGAGGAGGACGACGAACTCCAGCGCAAGCAATATTATTTCATTCATTATCAATATCTTCCGGGCCTTGGTTTTTACGGCATCGGCTTGGTCCATATGCTGGGCGGCATCGCCAAGGCGACAACCTCGATCCTGCGTCAGCTTATCGACGCCGGAACGCTGGCTAATCTTCAGGCGGGGTTCAAGGCAAAAGGCCTGAGGATCAAAGGCGATGACAGTCCCCTGAGGCCCGGCGAATGGCGCGATGTCGATGTTCCTGGGTCCAGTATCCGGGACAGCCTAATGGTGCTTCCTTATAAGGAGCCTTCGCCAACGCTGTTCCAGTTGATGGGGGCGCTCATCGAGGAGGGGCGCACCATCGCATCGATCGGCGACCTCAAGATTTCCGACATGAACCAGCAGGCCCCGGTGGGCACCACCCTGGCCATCATCGAGCGCGGCATGAAGGAAATCTTGAGGT